GTCGACATCTTGGCCTCGATGGCGTCATCGTCCAGGCCGTCGCCCTTGTTGAAATCCAGCGGCTCGTCGGTCTTGCTCGCCCACAAGGTCGCCGGCAGGTAGGTCGAGCCGGCCAGCACCAGCCGCCCCTCGTGAAACGTAACCGCCCCCGGCCACCCGCGCGTCGAGCTCCACACGGCCTCTTGACCGCTCGCGCCCTCGACCGAGTTGCCGGTGCCGCCTTCGTTGACCGTAATCAGGCCTCCGCCCGGAGATTTGACGATCTCGGCAATGATCGCCGGCCAGTCGGTGTCGCCATCGGCCGAGCCGGTAAACGTCACCAGGTATGGCCCCAGCGGATCGGTGCCGCCGCCGCTGGTGTTCTCGACCTCGATCGAGTTGCGCGCGGCCGTGTTCGGCAGGCCCTGCAGGGCGGCCCGGATGGTGTCGACCATCTCGCTGGCCGTGTTGGAGTACTCGAGCTTGCCGGTGCGCTCGTCGTCGAGCTTTAGACGGTATGTGTCGCCCGAGGCCCAGGTGCCCGTAAAGATCAGCTCCTGCACCTCGTCGGTCTTGTCCGGCGTCAGTGCGTCGTCGAAGTCGAAGACCGGGATGTTGGTCAGGTCCAGCAGCGAGATCGTCCAGTAGTCGTCAGCCGCGAACGTCGGCGCGCCGCCCCCCGTGGCGCCTGCGCTGCCCGTGGTCCCGATCGAGAACGTGAAGTGCGAGCTATCCACGTACGTTACGGTGTAGCCGTTCACGTCGTTCAGGTCGGCCGCCGTTACCCCATCAAACGCCGTGGCTCCCGTGAACAGCACGATCATTCCCGAGACCATGCCGTGGTTGGCCTGCTCGACGGTGATCGTCACGTTCGGGCCAGCCGAGACCGCCGTGGTCATCTTGTCGGTGCCGAGCGTGCCCGACTGGCCGACGTTGCGGACGATCTTGCGCGGCTGGTAGGAGCGATGGCAGGTAATCATCGTGTCGCCCTGCTGCGCCCACTTGACGGGGTTGGTCGTGTCGAACACGTTGGCCAGCGTGTACGGGGTGACCAACGCGGCCACCAGCGTACCGTCCAGGTAGACGTCGACCCGCTGCTCGCCGAACGCCAGCACGTAGACCTGCGAGGAGTTGAACTCGAAGGCCGCCAGCTTGGCCTTGCCGGTGAGCGTGGCCTTGTAGCGAAGACCTGGCCGACGTGTCAGGCCGCCCTGCGGCAGGCTGCGCACGTTTTCCAGCGTCTCGGCGCCGTGGTGATACTTCTCGTTGTCGTCGCGCAGGTAGACGCTGGGGTCCAGCTCCCCGAGGTTGAACGAGGACTGTACGAGCGCGACCGACATCAGCGCCCCGAGATCAAGCCGGCATCGTCAACGAATCCGGGATTCGGCGAATTGCGCGAGTCCTCGAGCTTGGCCAGCATCAGCTTGCCAGGCCGCCCGGCGCGCGGCTCGCCCATCAGCTCGAGCATCATGCGGCTTGCAAGGTCCGGCTTGTCGGTGATGGCCTCGGCAAACCGGGCCGCCAGCGTCAGCACGATGCACTCCTCGAACGCGGGAGAGAACAGCTGTTCGTTGACCCGGCCGATGTACTCGACGTAGCAGGTAGTCCAGTGCGTGAGCAGATACAGCGAGTTGCCGTCGTCGCTGGCGCGGATCGCGTACTCCAGACGCCGAAACGATCCGGGCCAGAAGATCGTCTGCGTGCCCTGCAAGGAATCGGCATCGCGCGCCATGCGCACCATGCGGATGTAGGCCGGGTCGGTCGGCAGCGCGAACGCGTAGGACCAGTCAATCGTCGGGGTGACCGACGTGACGCGAGCCAGGGTCGCCTGCACGGTCGCGAACTCCCAGCGGTGCCTCGAAAGCAGATCGCGCACCACCTGCTCATAGCGCCGATTGGCCATGTCGGCGTTCAGCGACCCGTCGTTCCAGGCGGTGATCGGAGCCTCGCCAATGTCTTGCAAGGCCTGGTTCGTGTAATCGAGTGCTTTGGCTGTATTCACACGAACGCCTCGCTATGTACGGGCGGCCGGGCCGGCGAGGAACCCGGCCGCCCTGGGGCCAGCAGGAGGAGGAGAGGTTGACTCCTACTGGGCTACGCTGAGAACGGCACGAACTCGACCATGCAGGTGACTGCGACCGTGTTCGTGCTCGCCCCATCCGTGTCGATCTCCACGGCCTGGCCAGCCGTCACGACGTTGAGGGCCGTGCAGGTCGTCTCGTCCACATCCCCGGCAGCCGAGGACGCGGTTGCGATGGTGATCTGCCCGCCCGTGACGTTCGTGCCGCCCAGCTCGATCCCGACGGCGGCATCCGCCGTCCCGATCGCGCCGTGCAGAATCGTCTTGAACCGGCGAATGTACCCAGCAAACGGGGCAGCCAGCCAGACGCGCGACGTATTTGTCGAAACGTCCGTCATGGTTCCCGTCAGCCACACCGCACCGCCGCCTGCTCCCGAGTCCGTCCCGCCACCGAGCACCTTGGTCTGCACATTGCTCGGCACGCCATTGGCGTCGAGCGTCTTGCCGTCCACCTGCAGGATGTGCATCGTGCCGCCGCCCACGCTCGTCCAGGTCGGCATGCCGCCCCCGGTCGTGCCAGCGGTCGCGGCCGTGTCGACCTCGAACGTGAACGTGTCGGCGTCCACGACGGTGATCGTATGCTCGGTGTTGAGCTCGGCGGCCGGGATGTCGTCGAACGTCGTTGCCGACGCGAACGTCACCAGGTCGCCTGTGTGCAGGCCGTGAAGCGGCGCCGTCACGGTAACCGTGGTCGATGCCGCTCCGCTGGCCATGGCGGAGCTTGCCAGGGTCCCGCTCGGGTTGGTCGCTACGTGCGCGACGATCTGATCGCCTGCGGTCAGGTCGAGCGCCTTGCTGTCGAAGTAGGCGTCGGTGATGACCGTGGCCAGCGAGTCCGTCGTGCGGTAGGCCCACACATGCGGGATGTTGTTGTTGCCATGCGAGGAGACCCTCGCGAATTTGCTTCCGTCGAACGCCATCGCCTACCTCCTACGACGTCGTGAGCGTCCTGGACGCGACCGTCACCACCCCCGAGGCGATGTTGGTCACGACCAGGACGGCCCACTCGTCGGTGCCGCTGACGAGCATGTGGCACTCGATGATGTCGCCGATGCTCAGCTCCAAGTTCTTCTCGTCGAAGTAGTTGGCTCCGAGCGCCGCGCCGACGTCGTCGGTGGCATGGCGATAGGCCCACACATGCGGGCAGTCGCTGTTGTTGTGAGCGGAGACCCGCGCGAACGTGCTTCCTGTGAACGCCATGCCTGCCTCCTACGCCTCGTTGCAGAGGACTTCGACGCAGCCCAGCGGGTCGATCACGCAGGCGCCCATCTTCAGGAACCCGCTGGTGATCCACGAGCCGTAGTCACCCAGCCAGGAGATGTCGGCGTCCTGCATCTTGCCGCTGGCGCGACCCACCGCGTTCTTGGCCCACGCCCAGCACTGCCGGGTGGTGGACGCGAGCGCCAGGCCACCCTCGTCGGAACGATCGCCGAGCACCTTCCACTTGAAGCCGTGGAAGCTGACGTCGTCGAGCGTTCCCGAGTTGAGCGCACGCAGGGTGTTGTAGTCCGCGCTGGCGAACTCCACCGTCTCGAGCGCCTGGGCCACGTCGGTGGCGTGGCAGCAGAAGTACAGATCGTCGTCGATCTCGTCGACTGCCAGCAGGCGCCGGGCCTCCAGGACACGCTCGATGTTCAGGGTGTTCTCGCCCCCGAAGCCGGTAGCCGCCACACTCTTGGTGATCGTGGCGGCCGTCTTGGCGGCGATCAGCGCGTCGATGACGATCTGGTCCTTGCGGCGGCCGAGACCACCGGCGATGACCTGGGCCAATTCGCGACGCTCGTCGTAGTTGACCTCGGCCTGATCCCAGATGTCGGTCATCTCGGATGCGTTGTAGTCGGAAAGCGAGCAGGTGACGCGCGAATGCGGCGCATTCATCAGCTCGAGCTTGACCTGCGGGGCAGTGCGAGCCCGCGCGGTGCCTTTTCCCAAAACCGGGAACTTGCAGGAGTCACCGACGATGTTCATTCGCTCGCGGGTCGTTCCGGCGAGCTTCTCGCGCGCCTGGAACTGGTGATGTACTTCCGCGACGAAGTCGATGACGGCGTTGGTTGCTAGTGATTTTGCCATCTCGGACCTCCGAAAAACCGTACTGAAGTGTGGTCACTTCGGTCGGTTCTCCGGTCGGTCCGGGCCGCCCTCAGCGATGCTTTTCTCACATCGCTCAGGCCGCCATGATGGCGGTTGTCTGAGGCGCGCAGTTCAG